CTAGCGATTGTAGACAGGTTTCATAAAATTTCTGGTCGGCCTCGTTCTCGAACTGCAAGGTGTCATTTAGAGCAAGCCCCGATTTAAGCCTAATTATTTTGGACCCGATTCCGGTTTTGTATATGGCTCGCAACTCATTATAGTCAACACGATCATGGGAAATACGGTTGTTAGCGTGCGCATTGCGTCGATTCGCCAATTTTTGAGTGAGGCTGATTAAGCCGTCCCGGAAACTCTGCTTAACGTTCATAGAATCCTTTTGTATTTATTTTGTTATAAAATAACACAACAAAAAAAGGCTGTCAATTATTCAGATTAAATAATCTTCCTATAATCAACAACCCTGGATTTCATTACCGGCTCCAAGGCATAACGCAGGGCATCGATGTAATGGTTGTTGGCATCCAATATCACCGGCAAAATGTCACCGGATAACCTGTCCACTTTATAGCTGTATAGCCTAAATTCTTGGATAGTCTGTTCACATCGCGGATGAATAATAACCTCGTCAAATGATCGAATAAATTCCACGCCGTCCTCGACGCTGCCCTTGCCTTTTTCGCATGCAGTGGCCCGAGGTAGCCCCTTGCGCCGGACAAAGCTTATGGACTCGGGCCTCGCATTGTCACACCGAATGACACCAGCATCAATACCCGGAATCCGTTGTTTTAAATAATTTGCCGTGTCATCCAATTCAAGATCAACTTTCCCGGCTTCATGTTCAATGTACAGCCTACGATCCTTGATCCACGCTTTTAGTGCCGCCGTGGGGTCTTGTGAGAAACCCCAGTCAAGACCGTAATACGGTCCATTCCATCCTTTGCCTTTCGGTTCGAACTCCTCAACACGGAACTTACCCGAAAACACTTGGGCATCGGTGCGAGTGAGATATTTGCCGTCCCAAATATGCGCATAAGTAGCATCGTCAAGCGTGGCCCTCTGGTGCTGTCGTAATTCCTCCAGCTCTTTCGGGAAAAACGGATTATCGGTATAGTTCAACTCCGCAATTTTAGCACGGGGCGGATTTGACTTGATGAATCGTTTATCAACCGGGCTGCCATCCGTTCTTGGGTTCCATATCGCCCAAATCTCCGAGCCAGGTGTCCGGATTGTTGGCTCAAGATCTACCCAACTGGCCTCCGGTACGTCCTCAGCTTCCTCCAACACACAAAGATCAATCTGCGCCATTGATTTTATGTTCGTCATGTTATGCCGGAGTCCTCGAAAAATGAACTCTGTGCCATTTGTGCCCCGGATATAATCAACACCCACGTCATAAGTGGCGGCAAGCCATGGCTCGGACGCGATGGCATTTTTTAGTTCGGCGTGGAAAGATTCTTTGATGCTGATCTGATATTCACGGGTGCAAAGAATCCGGAGCGGTTCAACGTAACCCCAAACCGCAGCCATCTTAGCAAAGGAGAACGATTTACCAGACCCCCGGCCACCATAAGCACAACGATAGCGTAATGTTCCGCGTTTCGGGCCAAACACCGGGACCAACTTGGGCGGCAATTTAAGCTTCGCTGTCGTCATCAAATCCTGCTGCCACAATCTCTATCCGCTGTGGTGGCGTCATAGTCCCATCTTCACTAGAGTGATCCAGCCGTTGCTTTTCGGTCCAACCCTCAAATCTCTGGTACGCCAGCTTCGCCGCCTGTGAATCACCTTCTGCCGCCTTCTCTAGGACACTGATGTCAACCTTCGACAAATGAGGTGCATATTTCTTGCGCCTTTCTTTAAGTGCCTCCGTTTCGATTTCAGTCAGTTCGTCAGCTTTAAAATGGTTGTACAGCATTGGTTTAGAAATCCCTAAAATTCCTGCCAATTCTGTGCGGGATGGCATGCGATTTGCAGGCTCAGAAAGATACTCCATTAATTTGACACGATACCTTTCCTTTGGTTTCATATTGGCTCCTATGAGTTAATTATAGTATCTAACACCAAAATAACACACCCCCGCCCATTTGTCAATATTATGATTTCAGGCACCTTAACTTTTTTATAAAAAAGGAGAAAAATGAAAAGAAAGACTGTGTGTAGTGGTTACAGCAATTTATATATCACTACGTTTCTGTTTCCCGTTCTTTTTATGTTCTGTTGTTATTGTAGTGATGTAGTGATTTTCGAAAAAAATCTGTCTGTCTTAACATGTTTCTCCTTTTTTATAAAAAAGAGTAACATATGGCCAGAGTGTACAGATGACGGGTACGGAGCCGTAGTAAAAAATATAACTACAGACCCCTTACGGAATCCTTACGTCACTACGTGGATTGATTTAATTGATTTGGTTACACCCTGTTGGCGGGGAGTTGAGGGAACTCCCCGCCAACAGGGTGTATGGAGGATGTGGTTTAAATCCTTTGCAAGCGCAATATAACACAATCAGCTACATATTGTCAAGTGTCTCTATTCCATTTCTTTTCATTGCGCCCCGGACAAGGTTCCCCAGGCACATCCTTTGCTGTCCGATATTGAGGTGGCTATATTTGTCTTTTAGGTCTTGAGGAATAACCTTTTTTGTTGGCTCGATCTGATAAATCAAATCTGCCACCCTGTCATAAGTTTCATCCATATCTTTACAATTCCGGAGTGCCTCGGATACCGGATCATTGTTGTCTATCTTTTTCCTACCGCTAGAAGTCCGTGTATTGTGCTTAGTGTATTTATCCAAATTTGGTTTGATTTTGGGCTTAGGTGTGGGAATGTTGTTATCATTTTCGGATATATCGTCGTGGCCTTCCTTGGTATTTTCTTTGGCTTCTTCGGTATTTTCACGTATGTTGGCCCCGCCCAAATTTTCCGCGTTTTTGGGAGATGTTTGCTTTTTATTCCATTCTTCCCAGAGTTTGCGGTCAGCCTTGTATGTTTCTCCAACTACTAGGGTGTGCTCATCACCACGATTATCTTCAACCACTAGGTCTCCGTCTGTTTTGTATTTGGTCTTTCCAACGACCCAGGTGTCGTCCATGTCTTCGCCCTGTACAAAATCACCCTTCCGAAATCTGGTGGCCAATTTCATTTCTTTTGTTTCGCTGTAATTCATTTTTTTCTCCTTTCTAGTTAATTGTTTGTTAAGGCCACCCTAACATGGGTGGCCCATTGTTGTCAATTATTTGTTAAAATGCCGGATGCCCATAAGGTGCATGCGCTACAGGAGCACCGTAGTTCATTCTTTGTTTGTTGGCAACTGACAAAGCTTCCTGGGGGTTATCGCATTGTTCTGCTGCCCACAAAATTGCTTCTGTCGGGGCAATAGCTATTCCAACACCATAACCATCAGTTATTATCTTTGTGATTTGTGTTTCTGATCTTGTCATTTTTCTTTCTCCTTTCTGTTTTTTGTGTTTATGTTAACTTTTTTATAACACATCAATGGGTTATTTGTCAATTATTTGAATTAAAATCCGATCAATTTTTTGAATTCGTGCCGGAGCTGGATTTTGCCGTGTTCAACCCCGATATTGTATGTGATGCATATTCTGCGCTTGATTTCATCGATCTGCTCTTCGCTCATCCCAGTGACATCCAGCAAAGTATACCCGTTCTTGTCGCAAAGTCTGTCCCTGACCACTTGTAAGTTGTCCATACTGTAAAAACTCATGATTTTCTCCTTTCTGTTTTTTGTGTTTATGTTAACTTTTTTATAACACATCAATGGGCTATTTGTCAATTATTTGAATTAAATTCGTTAAAAATGTTGTTGATTAATCTTGACCATGTATTTTTCATTGGTCCCGGCGCAGTCATTATGGCCATTTTGTAAGCTACTTCCGGCTCCACCCCGTCTTTTAATTCTTTCAAGTAATTGTGGTCAAACATCCATATGAAATCCCTGTCCGGTTCCCAGGCCAGAACATAAACCAAATCACACAAATTCCCTCTACTTTGAAGCCATGCAACCTGGCCCATGGTCATGGTCGGTAGTTGAAAATAAGTTTCACCCACTTTGGCTACTTTCATCTCAATCCATCCGTGCCCGGATCTCCCGCTCACGGCTATATCCGGTACAGACACCGAGGTGTTGGATTCGATGCGGTCATATTCAACCCCGGCCATATCAAGCACCGGCTTTATCCTGTTTTTCCAGAACCATTTTTCCGGTTTCATATTAGCTTGTCAATAAAGGTTTCCTCACCGGAAAGAATCTGAAGCAATACCTTTTCGCACCGGCCCCAGGGCCAATCCGGTTTTTCTTTTTTCATGTATTCAATATAATTGCAAAAGTTAGTGTACAGTTTTTCGTACACACTCTGTGCCTGACCGTTTACACCCTCCGTTTGCAGAAATTTTAGTGCATCAATATAATCGGCCATTTTTACAATAGCTAAACCAGCCTTTGGCATTTGTCTTTCAAATTCTTTAAATTTTGGGTCAACCATCTCCTCAATTTCATTGAAAGCTTCTTTGGCTTTAGCTTTAACTGGTGAGGTTGTGTCACCCATGACTACCTCCGGAAGATCATGTAAAAGTGCCCATTCCATGATCCAATTCCGTAATTGCAGATCCTCAATTCCAAACTCATCCAAAATAGCTATCGATATCATAGCCGCCATATAGCTGTGTTCAGCCAGTGACTGTTCTCTCCTGCTGTGAACTATATGCCACCGGCGGACGTGTTGTGTTCGGTAAACATCAGGTAACGAAAGAGATGTGTTCATATTTGACTCCTATGCATAAAAATTGATTCACAAGTAATGAAAGGCTTCCCTGCATAATGGCCAACGACCGTATTTCCAAAGTTAAACACCCGTTCCCAGGGTTCTGGTGCTAATAATTCCGTAATAAATACGGTATTATTTTGTTCAATTAGCTTCTCGGCCCAGGCCCAGAACCCATCATGATTAAAAACAACACCATGAGCTTTGCATCGCCCCGTATATGGTGGGTCAAGATATATGATTGAATTGGTAATGACGGGGATGTTTTGATAATCACAACATTTCAATTTGAATTTGGTTTTGAGAAGTGTATTGGTTTTGAGAAGTGTGGATCTTTGTAGATTCGCGGCAAAATTTGTCCCTTTTTTGTTTCTTGCGTAACCACCCCACCATTTACTGCCAAAAGACATGCCATATCCACAATAGGCAGTCATCGGGTCTTTTGGGTCTCGGTTTTTCTTGTAATATTGATATGTTTCTTCGGTCACAATATCCGGTGGCTCCCACCCATCAAGGAGTGCCCTCCACATGTTTATTAACGCCTCATTGGAATCACTAAGCCAGATGTCTTTTATCCCGTATTCCATGGCCAGAGGCAGAATACGCCAAGCCGTTCCCATTGCACCGCAGAAAGGCTCAACATAGGATAGCCCCGGTTTCATATAAGGTTCAATAAAAGTGGCTATCTTTGGTCCTTGCCGGTGTTTCCCGCCCATATAATTCATTTATTTGACTCCTTTAATCTGTGTATCCGTCATCTTCTTGGCTTTCTGGGACATAACCCTCAACATGTTGGTATGTTCCACTAACCGGGTCAAAGCCCCATGCCCGTTCCCGGTTTATTTGCATTTTGTCAGCCACAGCTTCAGAAATGTTGTGGATATCGGCTAAATGGGCCATGTCAACAGCCAGAATAATCAGATCCGCGTATTCTTTGGGATCTTTTAATCCACCTTCAATTAGTTCCGATATTTCAACATGGAGCTTCATGAAGGTGTTGACTAGGGTTCGGTCTGGGAACACCCGGTCTGCCCAGGACACGACTTCTCTTTGGATTTCTTCAAGGCTTTGGCCCTGTGGTAAGCCGCCCTGTATTCCGCTTTGGCACAATCCTTGCATATCCAATCGTTCCTTTTCACCCTGCTCGGATAGAAATTCTCCATCGGTAGTTCCTCTTTGCATTTCCGACATACTTTTTTCATCATATTTCTCCATTTTAAACCTCGGTTATGTTTTCAATTCCCGGCCCAAAGGCCATATATTTCATACACCTGCCAAACCCAATCATCTCTTTGCACATCCAATTCAAATCCTCTTTCAACTTATATGCGTCCTTTTCTGGAAGGTAGTCACAAAAGGACAAATATATTTCATCCGGTGTGCATATTGAAAGTGCCTGTTTTGTTTGTTCCAATGAAAAGTTGAACACCCGCCGTCTAAGTTTAGTGACTGTGGTGTATTCCGGTTTCTGGCCTATTTCTTCCCAGGTAATTTCATTCTGGTCCGAATAGCCCGGCCCGGAATAACCGATCATAACTCCATTTTCATCATATCTGTTTGCCAC